CCGGCACCGCCAGCGACAGCTAATGTATCTTCGTTAAGACCTTTAGTAACTAATTGTGAACTTTGTTGTAACTGACTGATTAAATCTGTACTCATAATAACTCCTTATCGACTCGTTGGTTTTCTAACTATGATGCTGTATTCTCTAACAGAACTAATACCTGGTGGTAATCCTTCTGCTTCCTTACCTTGCATATACTCTTTAAAGTTTCCATTGTGTATACGTTGTTGCAGTAACTCTAATGCATTGTGTTCTATAATATACTGTTTGAATTCATCCCAATTACTACAGTTGTATTGCTCTTTAACTGTCTTAGTAATGGTGCCGTTGTTTGTTCTTAAGCTTTCTACCTTTAGCTCATTACATTCATCAAGCATAAAGTGTTCTAGCTGTTTCATTTCTGATTCTAATTCTTCTTTCTTCAACATATATTGCCTATATAGATTATCACTAGCATTACGTATTGTCAAGTACGCTTTGACTAATTCATCAAGTTTAGGGCTTTCTTGTATTGGTTGATCTACTACTTGTTCTTCACTCATAATTACTCCTCTATTTTTTTACCGTGACTAAATAATGACTGTTTGGGTACTAAGAATGCTTTCTTTGATGCGGTATCCCCAGTGCCTACAAACTCCACAAACTTTAACTTATTTAAAAATATACAATTTACTATATCCATGGGCTTCATAATCACAAAATCAATATCATCATGAAAGACCCAATAGTCTGCAGTCGTTGACATAAGCCCCGATGGTTTACCAAACATTTCTATTTCAACTACAATGTTCCCTGTCTTGTTACTCATCGGGTCATACTTAACTTCTACAGATTTATCTAACTCAGGTACCCAAACATCGTACCCTTTATACTTATGTATCAATGAGGCTGAAGGATACTTCTTCCTAATCAAGTCTAGAAATTTTAATTCTATATTGATACCTCGTTGTAAATCTTCTTGGAATGTGTTAGCTATGATTCAATCTCCTCTCGATAAAGGTCAACTAATTTAGTATGCATATCTACTTTACCTTGTAGCATAGCGTACATCTTCTTCTCTACTTCTGAACCCTGTAAATGTACCACGGTCATTTTGTTTACTTGTCCTACACGATCCATACGTGCGATACATTGTAGATACGTTTCAACCGACATTACTGGAGACCAAAAGACTACCGTGTCTGCACGTGTTAGGGTGACACCATGTGAAGCTGATTGAGGTTGAACTACTAAGACTCTAGGTTCATCCATGGTTTGAAACATATTAATAATCTGTGCTCGTTGGGTAGCTGATACATCGCCTTGAATAATCGCAATGCTGACATTGTTATCTGTTAAATGTCTAGCTACAACTTCTATCGTATGTCTGTAAGGAACAAAGACAATAACTTTCTGTTCTGTTTCTTCGATGACCTCGTCTAACGCTTTAAGTCTTGTACTAATATCAAACTCGATGACTTCTCTCTTATCCGTGTAGACTGCACCGCCTGAGATCTGGAGTAGTTTATTAAGTCCTGCCGCGGCATTCACAGCACTGACTTGTGTGCCAGCTGTCTCAATCATCATTTGTTCTTTAAGTAACTTATAATACTTTTGTGCTTGTGGGGTAAGGGGTACATCTCGTGTTTGATACATCACGTCAGGCAAGTCCAAGCAATCATTCTTAGCAAACCTAATTGCCGGTTGTAATACTTTAAATACTTCGTGACGTGCGTTAGTCTTCGGTATCCATTTGAATCTTGTAATCTGAGTCATGACTTTGTCACGCCATGCCATACTAAATTTAGGTACGTTCTGTGGGCATACTAAGCGAGCAAGTCCATAAGCATCTACAGGAGACTGGGATGCAGGTGTACCTGTTAACATCCATAACATGGTTTCAGGTTTAAGTAGTTTAGCCAGCGTCTTCCAGCGCGTAGTAGAAGGGCTCTTATATGCATTAGCTTCGTCAACCACGATCAAATCAAAGTTACCCTTTTCTATATCTTCGCGAACAATCTGAACGCCGTCATAATTAATGACTACGAATTCGTAACCACCTTCAATAATCTTTTTTCGTTTGGCAGCTGTACCATGTGCAACCGCGATAGTTCGATGCATAGCTGTGTTCATTACATCAGATTGCCATGCTGAATACATAATAGATAAAGGACATATCACAAGAACTCTTTTAACTAAGCCTTGTTGCATTAAATAATCGGCAGCCCAAATAACAGACGAGGTCTTCCCAGTACCTGCTTCGTTAAAACAAAATGCACGGCGATTGATACTTAAAAATTCTGAGGTAGCTCTTTGGTGATCGAAGGGTCTATACAACCCAGGAAAATTATAATCTCGTGAAATGGGAGAAGGAAGATTACTTCGGAATGAAACGAGCTGGTTTAACTTTGTCATCTCAGGTACACCCCAAAAGACAATCATGTCTGCTAAGTTACCACGCCATTCGATAACTTCTGACTTCTCAATATTGCTAGTGATATGTGGAACGATGTGTTCCGGCACGGTGATTTTTAATGCGGTATTTTCTATAAGTTCCATACTAATCCAATTAACTAATGTATTAACTCGTTATACTAATCCTGTAGTATATCAGTCCCGCTTTTATAATGTCAAGTATAACTTAACACTTATTTCATTGAACTATCTTTATTTCTCTTGAATGATCTGTTCTTACTTGGGGCTTCTAATTTAATACCATCTTTATTAGATCCGCCTTTTGATAGCGCTTTAACATGGGCTACATCTTTACCTTTACGTGCAACACCTTTAGCATCTAGCTTACGACGTGCGCGTTGTCTTTCCATACGGGCTTCGTGTTCACCACGTTCCACCTGTTGGGAGTATTCGAGTTTATAGGGTCTTGGTTTTTTAGTAGTAGCCATGATGCTATTATATCATGCGCGGTTAAAGTCACAGGACTTGACTGGACAATATTTACATAATGGTGTAGGGTTTGGAGCCCATACATTGTTAGCATATGAGTTGTCAAGGCGCTCTAAAGGTCCATAAAACTTTTCCCATGACTTGTCAATATCTTTTCTATCGTATTCTTCTGTGATAAAAGAACCATGCATAACGAAGAGAAGTCCAGCTTTAATCTTATTGACTTGAGGGAAATGAGCAAACGTCATCAAAGACATAAGTCTTAACTGTTTAGGATCAGGGTATTTATTACTGCCAGTTTTATAATCTACAATAAACGCGTAGTCGTTGTCAACAATAAGCAAGTCAACAATACCGCGAACCCAGCGTTTAGGATCGGCAAAGTCACATACCGTACGGTCTTTATTAAGAGCCATTTCATATTCAGGATACTTAACACCAGGAATAGCAATGAGGCTATCAACTGCATCTTTAAATCTGAGGTAATTGACTGCAAGTTCTTTTCCATCTTTAACATAATCTTCGAGAGCTTTGTGTACTTCTGTTCCGTACACCATTTTCTCTGATGGGATAATTTCGTAATTCTGTGCGACTTTAATTTCATAGTATTGTTTAGGGCAATTTTGATATTGCTTGAGAGATGAGTATGACCACGTAAAGTCAGCCATTATACCGGAGTCCTTCTCGCAATCTCTTTAGCTATCTTTGCACGCTTCTTGCCTGCTTCTTTAACTTTGTCTAGCATCTCATATAAAACTTTTAAAGATAAAGCTTTAAGTCTATCCTTGCCCGTCTTTGTTTTAAACGGGTTAGCATGTCGTTTACTCTTGTGTATTTGTTGTGTCGCCATGATCTACTTTCTGGACGTTGCCCGTCGATTTATTAAGTTCGTACTCTGCTAGTTCAGGTTTCTTCTTCCTAAAAATCAAGTCAAAATTCTTTTCAAACATTTCATTGTTAGGTTTTGATTGTAACCAATCCCCTGTTACATCATTTCTTGAAGTTTTCTTCATTACCATACCCATGATACGAAACTATCTCGTATCCCTTTCGTCACTGGATTAACTTTATGCGGATACAAAAAGTTAGATGGGAATATTAATACGTCCCCCTGTTTTAATTTAATTTCCATGTCGTCAAACATGATAAATTCCCCGCCTTCATAGTCATCATTAAGAAATCCTACGATAGACAATGTAGGTATGCCTTTCATTTTACCATCAAACATGTCATGTATGTGATCACAATGTTTAGCCATGGTCTTACCTTCTCTATAACGATTAAATCTTATATGAGTAAAGCCTTGCCACCCATTAAAGTAATCATTCTTAAAGTCAGTGAGTATGTATTGACTAATAGCTTCCCATACTTTTTGTGTGAGTTTATCACGTGTTGCAATATTATCCCACGACACATCAAGTTCTTGGTCACCACTCTGAGTTACATACTTGCCTTCAGCATTATAAAAGACATGTTGCTTCCATGTAGCTTCTTCTATTTCTTTTCTTATCTGGTCACACAATTCTTTATCAAGCCATGGATATACTTTAATGTAGTCTGTTAGCTTATCCATTTTTAAACTCCGTCAATGACTTATTATCGCCTAATGTACCTTTAATGAATGAATTAAATGCAAGACTAACTCTTACATCGTCAGCAATTACATCTTCTACATGATGAGTTAATGATGAAGGAAACATAACTATACCGCCTGTCTTAACATTAAACCACCATGAGTCGGAGTTGTATATGTCAAAGTTATCAGTAGCTAGTTGCAGTTGTTTATAACCTGACCTATGGAATGTAATCTTATCTTTAGTGGAGTCAGTAGATATATAAAGCACACCCGATATAAAACTATTAGGATGCTCATGCTTGTGATGGAATTCACCCTTCTTAGTCCAATTAAGCCATGACTGAGTGACAAAAGCTTCGGCAGGATACTTAGGTTTATAGACTCGCTTAACGTATTCATTAAGTTGATCGGTCACAAACTTATTTAAGTCTGCCATCTCTGGTTCATTAAGAATATAGTTGTTGTTAGATGTAACATTCCCTACGTTACGATTGGTAGATGTTGAATGACTGTCTATATAAGCAAGTTCTTCTTTAGTAAAATCTCTGCCAATATTGTTGAACATGACAGGGGTCGGGAATAATAATTCAAAGTTTGGTTCATTCATAATTGGTCTGTATGTCCTTTAATAAGTCATTGAAGCTTAATTGATCTTTATCTTTAGCAAATTCAACACTTAATAAATATCGGGTCGTTTCAAAATTATACACCGTATGAGGCACTTGCGTATTAAATAAATAATACGTGTTAGGCTTATATTTTAACTCCTCTATCTTAAAAACTAATTGGTCTTGACCTGCTGTAAACGCACAAAAGCTTCTAGTATTAGGGGTAAGTAACATGTTGATGCCGACACCTCGTCTTGTATCTGTGTGCCAATTGTAGCAAGTGTAGGGGTCTAACCTTAAAACTCCTGCAATAAAACTATATCTTTGGGACAGCCATCTAAAGAACTCGTCTTTAAACATAAGCTCGTGCGGTAATTGTTTAGCATCAAAGTTATAGTAGGGCATCCAATCCGAAGGGGATATAGCGAAGTCAAATACTTCTTCTTTAATAGTAGACTTCTTACCTATTTCATAATATGGTTTCATAAGTTTTCAATATCCATTTCGCGAATTTAATAAGTTCTTCGGGAGTTGCATTACCTTTCATCGTATTAGCTTGGTGACTAATAACTTGAATATTTCCTTTTATATATCCTTTAGTATTGTCTATCCTATCTATAGAAGGAGAATTATTATGTGGTCCTGATCGTACATCTACGCATATGTGTTTAATAATTGGTATGTCTAATATAGGACAAGTCTTAGGAATCTCAACATCTACTGCCTCTATATTAAATTCTAATCCCCGTTTAATTGCTCTTTGTCTAGCGCCATTCGTCAATACTCTATGGGGGTATTTCAATCTCCATGCTTTAACTCTTGCATAGATTTTATCTTTATTTTTATCTCTATATGCTTTTTTATTAGCACTCTCCATAACTTGCTCCGTCATGTGCCTCACACGCTACGGGTAGCCCTGTTGCCCAGATAGGAGGAGTTGACATAGTGGACATTATGAAGGAGAGAGCTTCTTCCACGTCTGCCTCTGGAACAACATTGACTACCGCATCGTGAACAGTGAGCACGGGTCGATACTTCTTATTAATCTCTATCATCTGTTCGCCTACAATAATTCGTGCTAGTGCTTGAACTACATTCTCTACGACTGATCCGCCCCATATAGAGTTGACACCACGTCTAGACTTATACGTGAATTTAGATTTAGCTTCTGAGGTATCCCATTTAAGATCAGGGTAATAGATATAAAGACCGTTAGGTAGCTTAATGCCTTTAGGTGTAATGAGTAAGGACTTGCGTGCATCTAAGTAGTAGGGTTCTTTTCCGTCTTTCCATAACGACATGTCTTGTAGTGCATCATCGCATGCTTTCCATAAGTCAATTACTTTATTATTAACTTGGCGATACACGCCTACTAACCGTTTACATTCTTGGTCATCTAAATCCACACCTGCCGATATCTTTAATGTCTGTTGTAGCTTACTCCATCCGGTGCCATAGCCTAGTCCTAGAATACAAGTCTTACCTACCGCACGTTCAGTCTTATCATCTTTAGTAATTGTCTTACCATAAATCTTTGATGCGAATTCTGAGTATACATCTCGACCTTCTTCATACCAACTAACTACATCGTTCTGTCCGGCTAACCATACAAGAACCCTTGCTTCAATTTGAGACGAGTCGCAGTTAATAACACGATGTCCTTCGGGTGGGATGATGGCATTCTTTAAGGCTTTCTTTTTCTTATCTCTTGCTGGTAAGTTTTGGAAGTTAACTTTGTCCGATCCTGCCCATCGACCCGTATGTGCGCCGTAATACTTAAGAGGAATAGGCAGCTTGCCCTTATTACGCGACCCAATACCGATGAACCTTTCAATTCTACTCTCCTCAATAGTTGACTTCGTGCCTAACCTTACCCGACATAATTCTTGAATGAAGGGGTCTTCATGCTCGCATAAATCTAGAAAGCCCTGATCACCCTTAGCTAGAGCAAAGGTATCTTTTCCATTTGCCGGAGATATTTTAGTAGGCACCACAACGCCCAATTCTGTGAGTATCTCGGCGAATTGTTTGTTACTTGCAAGCTTGCCTCTGACGCATTCTTCTGTATCACATTCTAATCTTGTCATCAAACCTTTTAATAGCTCTGACTTTTCTAGTTGGACTTCTTCTAATCTGTCTTGCAATAAGCCATCGTCGACTTCTAAGACAGGCTCGGTATACATGCGTAAGGTTATGTCAATCAGTTTGATCTCTGACTCTGGGAATTCTGGGGCTAACACTTGGAATAATTTGTAGGTAAGTTCTACGTCGTTCTTGCAGTATGAACCATATTGCGCTAAGTCATTTATGCTAAAGTCTTCTAGTCGTTTACCTTTAGCGTCGATAACTTCTGTGCCTTTACGACCTAGATTGTATTTCTCCACAAGAAAAGCGAGACTTCCACCCACGTCCACGCCATGTTTAGCGCGTGCCATAGACAACGTATCCAAATAGACAGCAGGAATGATATTAAAAATGAATGAAAGAATAGCTCCATCGAACTGTGTGTTGTGGCATAAGAGGACAGAGCTTTTCCAGTCGATTGTATCCAGCTCTTGCTTGATCGCATTATGTGTGCCGGTAATCCACTTCGTTTCCCCATCATCAATCTTAATACCAACGCCGATGACTTGGAATCTTTCATGTCTTATGTATTCTTCTGTGGTTAGATTAGTTAGTGAAAACCCTGTTTCATAAAAGGTTTCGAAATCTAAGGTGACAAGTTGCATAGGTTTCCTATGTTATTAATTAGTGCTATCTCATGCAAACGACAGATAGCGGTGCCGTATTGTTGACGTGACTAAAGGGGAGGCTTTAGGTCACCCTACTTGCATTGTAGGAATTTGGTGGGCTACTCGCGGTTATATAATAGCAAAAATACCATCACGAATTTTCATATAAATAAAGTGCTTTCGCCCGTTGACTCTAAATGACTGATAATAATAGCAGTACAGCTACCACTATGGCAAACATTATTTTACTGTTTCTATCTTCGTTCTGTTCGAAGTTATCAGGTTTATATGGTGCACCCCACGCTTCTCTTGCTGAACGCGGTGTAGGTCTATCAAACGCATCGGGATTAAAAAATCTCCAACCTTTCTTAGCATTCTTTTTAAATACTTTCATTTGCCATACTTCAAATTCTTTTATAGCCATTCTTGCGCTCGGACTAAAGTTACTTGTATTACTCATATCAATTCTCCTTTTTCTTTTGATAGCTTTCAAATTCATTTCGGCATTGAATTGAACACCAACGTCGGTCATCCTTAATCGGTTCTTCACACCAGATACATGCCCCTGTCTGATTAGAAGGTTTTTTGATTTGTTCATGTGCATTCCTTATACCGACATCGATGGCGTGTTGCATTAAATCATTAGCTACGTCGGCATCATCTCCCATCATACGTTATATTTCATCCCTTGCCTTTTTGTATTTGTTTCTGAGGTATTATTAAAATACCCATTCCAATTGGTATTTGCCCCTTTAGGCAATGCTTTAGGTAATTTAATTAAACCTTGTTTGGCTAGTTCTCTCACTCTTGTAGCACTTCCTGTTGCGTGTAATACAATATGATTACGCGATGCATTTGGGTACTTTTCCATGTATTGATTTACTGCTTCGATGATTTGCTCATCTGTTTTTTTGTTAATCATTAAAACAAACACTCCCCTACTAATTTAAATAAATCCTCTTTAACCTGTTCTACTTTCTCAAGTCTGATTACTTTAGCATGAGGATTCTTTTCTGTAAACCATTTAGCTTCCTTGACAGACCATCTATATTGGCGTATGACTTCACCCTCATCGTCCACTACTGCGTAACTAAAAGGAATCATGGCACTAAAGTCTTTTGTTCAAAGCATTCAAGATGTGACTTCACAAACATATTAGTTTTAACCTCTTCATAGAGTTCTCCTTGGATGCATTTAAGATTTGCCTTAGATTTCTTTTGCATATGAATAGACTGCATAACTCCCCAAGTAATGCAACATCCTACAATTAATCCTACTAGCACAAACCCTGTGCCTTTATATTCTTCGCTCATTATCCCCTCCTATATTGTCTATATATTCTACACATTTTATTGCCTTGCATCACGTTATATAAATTACATCTTACGATAGGTTTATTACGCGCTATTAAATACTGCTCGCCTGTGTATTGCACCCCCATCTGTGTAGCTACACTTGTAGCAAGAGATACACACCCACTACTAAAGACCATTATAAGCATCAGTAAGACGTTGCGTAGACTCACGGTAACTTTTAACTCCTGTAATCTTTTCAGCATTTGCTTCATCTTTATATAATGGGGTGATTGTGATGTAATGTTTCTTATTAGGTAAGTCTCGTATCCACGACAATTCTTTCGGACGGAATTGTGTTATCGATGACCACACTAACTCGCCATTGACATTGAATTCTTCGGTTGACCATGCGTATGGTTGTTTAAGGGTTTCTTGCATATTTGCTACCACCTTGTTTATAAAATATTAGGTTCGACCATTTTACTACAGGTTGCAATCCTGTCCATGATCTTGGTTTCTTTATTGTTGTGTCATGGAAGTGAGTCGATCCATAACTATAATCTACTTCTAGTCTATGTAATACTTTGTATGCTATGTCTTTATATTGTTGTCGGATTACCGATGGCGGTTTAATTAATCCATACCAACTAAACTGCGCGGGTCTCTTCATTTCATAACATACGTTCTTATGGTTAAAATCTGCTCTACGCATTAAAACGTAGCCTACGGCAATTTGCGCTTCGCGTGGCTCATGAGCGGACTCCATGTAAATGGTTGTGGCTAGGCACAATAAGGCTTGGTCAAGCATAAGCTTCCCCCTTCTTCTTTATCACTAATTTCAGTAATCTTTTAGGATTGGTTCTCTTCGTGAGAAATTAATTTGTCTAGATACCATCGGGCTTTTTTTAAGTCCTCGATACCGTTCTTGAATTTGTATCTCCAAATATACTTAATGACGTTAGCTACGCAAACTGCGCTGATGCCTATCAATCCTTTAGTAGATTCTTCAATAGCGTCGATGCACTCGATCTTGCCTTGAGTGTAGTGTGATGGGTGGTTAACATTGTCTCCCGCACCCGTGTGTTTTACTGCTTTACTTCCTGTGTAACTATGTAATATCTTCTTTAACCTAGTCATTCAATCTCCTTTACTAGAGCTAATAGTGCCTCTATATTATCCTCATTTACCACGATTGCCAAGCCCTGATTGCGTTGTATCTCTTTTATGTTGTGTTTTTGCAACAACGTTGGCTCGTTCTTTCCGGCTTTACATTCAATACCAATGAACCTTCCTTTATAGCAAGCGATGATATCCGGCACACCACTTCTACCAAATCCCGCAGTCATCGGTGAGAAGTGATACGCGCCTATGTCATCTAATATCTTCTTGACTTGCTTTTTTACTTTAGCTTCAGGCGTTGCCATGATAATTAACTCCTTCTTCTGCTACATTTTTCCAATTAGCATCACTCAAACGCGACCATAAATAACTATCTATTTCTGCGCCATTAAATATTTGCTCGTGTGGTGCATCGTCTTCTGTCTCTGAATTTACCCATGCTTGATACTTGTCATCGAATAATGTTTCAGCTTGTTTGTTCCAAACAATACCCCCATATTTAAAATCTACATATTCACAACCATAAGGATCAGTCACCTCATCTGCTAACCAAAACAATTCCGTCTTGTCTCTATACGCAAACACCCCTACAATTTGTTTATCTTTTTTTAATCTTACGATTGCAGTCGCCATGTTCTCTCCTAGATTGTAGGTATTACATTCAACTCTGATTGACTCGATGTCCATATTGCACCGGCTTCGTTACCTTTGTTATCTGACATCGGGACTAGCCAATGACCATCAGTAAACTCAATGACAAGCGCATTTTGTATCCAGCCCATGTCCTCAGTCTCCCTTTCATTAAAATATCTTACGCGTCTAATTGTTTTGCCCACAAGATAATTACTTGCAAGATTACCCCAATGTTCTCTAAGTTCTGCTTTGCTTTGTTCAACTAGTTCTTTGTTTTCTTCCATCTTGTTTCTCCTTTTTAAATCGTTCTGCGCCTGTGGTTATCATGCGGGCGTATGCACTTGCATCTTCTAACGCACTATCTTCAAATAGTGATTGTTCTTGTATGGCATATTCCAAGTCTTGATCAATCGTCACATTTACCTCCGATACATGCACGCGCGATGATTTCATTTTCTATATCGTTGTATGCGTCAGCTTGCACAAGGTGATCTGCGTATTTCTTTTGTCTGTCGTATAAACTATGCTCAACTTCCATTGCATATGCTTTGACAACCATGCCTTTTTCTCGTAATGGCTCGGCGATAATGGTGGTGACGTGATCACTCGGTTCTACACCCCACGTCTTTACTTCTTCATACTTTGTTTCTTCCATGCTTACTTCGATTACTACGCTAAACTTTTTCATGCTTTCTCCTTAATGTAATACTTCGTTTGCTTTGTCTATCTGATTAGCTATGTTTATTATGTCAAGGGCTTTCTTCTGCGCCTCGATCACTTCGCCTATCTTCATGTTCCTTGCTATCTCTAGTCCTAACTTGGTAGCCTCTTCTGACTCTTCATCACTTGGTGCTAGAATTGCATCGACCATCGCTCTTATTAATGCTTCTTCTTTCATCATCTAATCACCATCACAAGTAAAAGAAATATGTTAATACCGAGTGAAACAACCGCGCAAGTTCTTAGTCGTCTGTAATGTTCTTTGTTGATAGGTGTGTATTCACTTAAGTATATTTCCCTGTCATAGCCTTTATAGCTTGGTGATGATTCTGTTTTAAATATTGGTTTTGTCTTCATTCTTTTTCTCCTCAAAGTTTTTTAATGATTGCATATACTGATTTGTTGCAAAGTTAATACCTCTTACAATACCTAGTCGCATAGCGTCATAAAACATCTTCGCATCTTTCTCTGACCTCGTTCTATTATGCGCCTCGACATACTCGTAATACTCAGCTACCGCTACTTCTATGATGTCTTCCTCAAACTTACGTTTCTTTTCTTCGTTGACTTGGTGTTGTGTCACGCGTCTTCTCCCAATGTTCATCTAATTTCCATGTCTCTACTCGTTCTAACGTAGAGTGTATGTAGTCGTGCATATCTTGTATGTCATACTCATTTATACTTGACTTTCCAAAAGTAAAACCTAGTATCCAAGTCAAGCACTCCCTCTCATTCATCATTGGTATATCCTCCCAACACCTTCAAAAATACCTACTAAATCATTTGGTTTAAAATCGTTTTTATAAAATTCAAACTTTGTCTTCCTACCATTACTATGTTTAACGTAGCCTGTTACCATAACTTGCTCTACGATAATTTGTTTTTGTTTCTTGTCCGTCATTTAATATTCCTCTTGTGGCTCACCATACTTTTGTGCCATCTCTTGATTAATCTCGCAATTAGCTTCGTATTCAACTTCATCTAAGTATCCCTCGATGTCTTTGCCCGCTTGTCTAAATGCTTCCGGTAATGCTAGGTCTTCTATTCTACCATCGTCCCACTTAATTGTAATCCACCATGATTTTATTTTTACATTTCTTGGGTCTTCTAATGGCGGGTCTAAGTCGCGTTCTAATTCTTCGTTCATTTGTTGTCCTCCTCTATTTTAATTTTGCCTAAATATCTATACACTCCATCATCTCGAATTTCTAATGGTCCTTCATCATACAATTCTATTCTACCTTCCTCTATATCTAGCCATGCGTATGCGTGTTGTGGCTCGTTAGCTTGGGGTTTAATATCTTCCCTCTCAAAATAAGCCCTACATTGTTCAAAGATTCCATCAAATAACTCTTGTCCATACTCGGTATCAAATGTATCACCATCTTCATCGTAGTCAATACACTTATGTTGTATGTCTAGCAAATAAACTACATCATCAAAGATTGCCTCTGCTAACTCACCCGCCTTTTCATTAGGTGAATTGTCTATCATTTCTGTGCCGTTAATTAGTTTCATCGTCTTGCCTCCTCGTGCATAAATTTCATTTGTTTATCTATCTCGTCTAGTTCTTTCTCTTCTTCCTCACTTCTTACTCTCACTTGCATTTGTTTATTTTCTTCCCTTATCATATTGAATCCTTCTTCCTCTGTGAATATATCTCTCTCGTCTTCTGTCTTAAACCATTGAACATCTATGATGTCACTACCATCTGAATTAAAACTCCATTCAGCACCATACGGATATTCTTTTGATAAGTCTTCACACTTAAACCCATACATCTCATTAAAATGATTCTCGCCACAACAACCTATCTTTTCCCCTTGTGGTTCACCGCAGTAATAACAAAATTCTCTACTCATTTTCTAACTCCTCTACTACCCATCTTTTTTCTGTTTCCCATGCACAATATCTGCAACCTTCTAAATGAATTATTTGTTCCCAATCCTCATCTTCGTATGCCCCTTTAATTGCATCATAATACTCGTGGTCTTCGTCTAGGTTTTCTATGCACCATTCGGCGACACCTTGTTCAGTATCCCAAAAGTTTAATTCAGCATCGTCTTCGTCCCATACATGAACCCATGTTTCTTCATAGACTTTAATCTTTTTTCCTGTTGCTTCGTTCACATAAATATTACTCATCATCGTCCTCCTTTTGCATATTTAAATATCGCTTATACTCTTCTTGTAGTTCTTCGTCTGTGTAATTGTTGTATCCTTTTCTACCCTGTAGAAGCATATCTCTTATTAAGTCGTCATTCTCACCCATTGACATACTGGCTACACCATTCATATCATCTTCTAAAAGTTCTTGTATCATCTCTTCTCTAGTCTTCATTCTTTGCCCCCTTAAAAAACGCTTCTTTTAATCCTTTGCCATATGGGTCTGTCTTTGCTTTGTTGGTTATCCTTACCCATATCCCATTTCTTGCAAACAATTCTAGTGCGTCTTC